AACTATATATAATATAATGTATAGGAGTATGATATAATAATAGCTATGGATAGTGTAAAGAAAACATCTCGTGGAACGTATGAACTCACCCTTTATCTCAGAGAAAATGAGGTAAAGATGATGAGAAAACTGCAAGATGATTTTAGCCTGGGCAGTTTCGAGACAATCAAACACTGTCTGGAACTTGTGTACTGGTGGAGCCAAGGCGAGATAGAGCATGAATAACTTTGAAAAAGTCAACCCGAATCCGAAAGGTAAGAACGTAGGCGACTGCGTTGTTCGTGCAATTTGCCTCGCTGAAGGCGTTGAGTGGGAACGCATTTATCTTGACCTGTGTCTGCAAGGATACATGATGAATGATATGCCGAGCAGTAACGATGTTTGGGGAACGTACCTTGGCAACAAAGGATGGGCCTACCACCGCTTACAGGATAGCTGCCCATTCTGTTACACGATCAATGACTTTTGTAAAGAGCATCCGGAAGGAACGTTCATCGTAGCGACTGGATCGCACACGGTATGCGTGAAGGACGGTCGCTATCTGGACACATGGGACAGCGGTGAGAAAGTACCGTTGTTCTATTTTGAGAAGGAGAGACAGTAATGAACTGGAATACAGGTTACACACCGTGGTATCAGCAACAGCAACAACCACAACAGCCGAATGAAAGCGTTGTTTACATTCAGGGCGGAGAACAGGCGGCTAATAATTATCTTGTCGCTCCGAACCAAACTGTATATCTGGTTGATAATGAGTCAGGTAAGATTTTTATTAAAGCCACAAATATTTCAGGTATGCTCATGCCACTTCGGAGATTTGAAGAAGTCAAACCGGAACCGCCTCAGTCACAGAATTTTGTGACACGGGATGAGTTTGAGAAACGCTTACAGGAGGTGCTAAATGCAAAACCTTCCGCAGAACAATAACTTATTAATGAAAATTTACCAAAACATGTTCAATGGAAATGGTCTTAAACAGGAAGCAATTGACGCAATTAATTCCTACGCTCGGCAGATTCCGGGAAATCCGCAGCAGATGGTTCAGCAACTTATGAACAGCGGACAAATGTCGCAAGGAATGTATAACCTTCTGAACGGTTTTGCTCAAAATATAATGAGATTCCTTCCGAGGTAATCATGGCAGATGGGAATAAGTACAACATCACAATCGAGTGCGGGGCTGATTTCGTTCTGCCTTTCACCTGGTACGATGACAACGGAATGTCTGTTGACTTGACTGGTGCAACCGTTGAGGCACAACTCCGTGAAACGGCCAGCTCTCCGGATGCTTATAACTTTATCTGCACGCACAATGGAGCCGGTGGACGAATTACCCTGACGCTGCCACAGGAAGCCACGTCTGATGTCGCTTTTAGTTACGGCGTTTATGATGTGTATGTGAACCTACCTGCCGGTGGCAGAAAGCGTCCGCTTTATGGTGACGTATATGTGCAGGATCATGTGACGAAACCTACAGACGGCGAGATGCTTTACATGATCGGCATCAATTCGTACGATGAATTACCGTCAGAAGGCATCGTAAACCGGCTGTACTTCTGCTATGATGACAGAAAGATATACCGCTGGAATGGCTCAAATTATATTGCGACTGCTGTCGGAAATGGAATCCAGCGGATTGATTTCGTTCGGCACACGTCTGAGTTTACCGATTTGTACAGGGTGACGTATGATGACGGGACAACATGGGATTACACGGTTACCTCAAAAGGTGTCGACAGGGTGGAGCTGATTGGTTCGTCCGGGAACTACATGACTGGTACCATTGATACGTATCGGATGTATTTTAATAACGGAACGTATCATGATTATTCTGTGAAAGGCGGTCGGATCGTATTCCCGTATTTTGATATTGATTGGAATACCGGAATGCTGACGGTCTCGGATGAAGTTGGAAATATGACCTGGTCAATCAATGAGACTACAGGTGTTTTGAGTTATAGTTATTAGGAGATGTGATTATGCCAACTGTAAATTTAGGAATTGTTACGCCGATTCCGAAAGGGGCGTGGGACAGCACTGTTGCCTATGCCCGTCTGAATATCGTGAAGGCGGCGAATGGCTGGCTGTATCAGGCGAAGCAGGCGGTTCCTGCGGGGACTGCACTGACGAATACGGATTACTGGATGCTGATGGCAGACAGCAATACCAATGATGTGCTGGAAGCGCGGATTGATAATCTTGCTCATCTGGAAGAGGGCTCCACTACAGGCGACGCTGAGCTTGCTGACATCCGGGTGAGTGCCGATGGGACAACTTATTCCAATGCGGGTACTGCGGTGAGAAGTCAGATAACTGATCTAAAGAACTCTATATATTATAATATAGATATGTTGGCTTTAGGAGAAATAAGTCATTTTGATACTAATACTAGGATAATAACAGGTGGATGGTATTTAGCAAATAAAGGTGATGAAATTCACGTTCAAGGTTTAAAAAATGAAACTAGATGGTATGTAAAAACAGATAACAATGATTTAAATAGTGAATGGTTTTATTCTGATGGCTTTTATATAATGCCGGGAGATGCACGAGTTAGAGTTATTATTGGAAAAACCAATGATCAATTATTAGATACTACTGATTTTGCTTCTTCTTGTTTTTTATTGACCACACCAAAAAATAAAATGGAAGATAAAGAATCACGATTTATAAAATTAATAAACGATTCTATAAATAGTGAAACTATAAAAATATTAAATCCAAGTTATAGTATAGGGTTTTTAGATGAAAATGGTGAAATAAATACAAGAGATGCTAATGGTTTTATGCCAGAATACTATACTAATGAATTTTTTGAAATAAATAAAGGTGATAAAATATCAATAATAGTAAAATCATCACTAATACATAAACAATGGTGTAATATTGCATTATATGATAGTAATAAAAATTATATAAGAAAAAACCTTATTTTTGCAACTGTTGATAATTATGTTTATGATTATTCTGGTGATTATTATTTTTATGATGATGATGTAAAATATTTTAGACTTTCCTATAGAACAAATGCTTATGATAAAACAAACAATATTAAAATTGTTTTATACCCATTTGATAAAACTGTTCAAAATCTTTTAAAAAAAGAAGATAATAAATATATAAGAACAAGTGTTAATATTGGTGAAACAGTAGATATTGATAATCCGATAATAATAAATGAATGTTGTTATAGAATATATAAGTGTAATCCCGGAGAAACTATTACAATAACAGGTTATAGTGGAAATAATGGAAGATTATGGGCTTTTATTGATAGTTCTAATAAATTAGTATCTAAATCAGATTCAAATTGTTATGAATATATGACAGAAATAATTGCGCCTGATAATAGTGATAAATTAATAGTTAATTTTTCATTAAATAGCGACCAAAATGTTAATATAGGAAATAAAACAGATTCAACAAATATAATTGATAGAAATAAAGCACTGACACCAATTATATTAGAACCAAAGCAATTAATAGCAAGACCAGTAGTGTCGTATATAAATAACAACATTCAAGAAGATACAACAACCGTAAACACAAAGTTTGGTATTTTTAAAAATAATGATAATTATTGTGTAACATATGCGGAAGATATTGATCATAGCAATCAAGATAACCCAGATTTTTCAGAATCAGGGAAAATGGCATATCGTTATCGTTATTTTAAACTAATAAATAACGTTGAAAGTGATATATCTTATGGGGATGTAGCAAGAAAAGGAAGCACTTATATTGATATAAATGATACAGAACAAATAATGGTTGGTGGTGTATCATATGGAAGTAGTGTTAATAATAGACTTTATTTTTCTACAAAATTCCACAATTTACTTCAACCAATAGATAGTGGGGATAATAAACCATTAACATGCACAGTAACATTAGATAACAATGGTGTTACTTTTGGAACAATTTATGAATTAAAATTAAGAATCAATGGCGTTATCGGCATTTTTAATAGTGCAAGATTTGGTGCATGGAAAGCTAATTATTACACCAGTTGTCCTCCATATTTTGATGGTACTATATATCATTGGTTTATTCCATCATATGATGGTTTTGTTTATCTTACATCTTCTGATGGTATAATTTGGGATTTAATAAATAGTTGCAAAACTGGATTTATAACATATAAGGAAATTCCATGCATAAAAATAAATGAAAATAAAATAGTATTTTGTTCAAGAACTTTTGATTCTAATTATACTTTTGAAGGATATTGTTATTATTTGGGGGTATATAACATTACAAACAATAAAATAGAATCTATTTATAAAATGTCTGGCGTAGTTTCAAAACCATTTTTTGCAAGAATAAAAAATACAAACTCTTGTTTATTATATATTAATACACACTCTTATTATCATGCCTCGTGTTTTATAATAGAATATGTGGCTTCTACAGCTAATAGTTTAAATTTTATAAAATGGTTTGATGTTTACCATAATGCAACATATTATTCAGCAATTTTACAAGATACTTTATCTTCTATGAATTTTACAGAAATGTATGTTGTTGGAGGAAATGGTACTATTAGAAATCATTCAACATCTTTTATGAAATTAACTTTTGATTCTCAACAACCTAAAAATATATCGAATATACCATTTACAGTGGTATAGGACACTTTAAGTCAGTTGTGATGAGAGCAGGGCGCAGAGATGCGCCCTGTTTTTTTATTTAATCACTTATTAATTCACAATATGTAGTATAATAAATACCGATAGGGGCGTTGTAAAACGTTCGGCTATCACACGTTATCGGTTTCCAATTTTATTTGTAACAATTTTATATATAGAGGTAAGTTATGACTTCAGAAAATAATTTAAGTGCGGCTGATATTGCGGCTGTAACTGGCAATCGTGGTGGCATGGGTGGCTTTGGATATGGAGACGGTTCATTTATCTGGATTATCATCTTGTTCCTGTTTGCCATGTTCAACGGTGGCTGGGACAACAACGGCAATGGTGGCATGAATGGCATGGGTATGTATCCGTGGCTGAATCAGCAGAGCCAGATGACAGACGGTTTCCAGAACCAGATGCTCAACACTTCAATCAACAGTATTCAGAATGGTATTACCACCGGGTTCGGCGATTTACAAACAGCCCTTTGCGGTGGATTCGCAGGAGTCAACGCTACTATCAACAACGCACAGATGAATGATATGCAGAATGCGTTTGCGATGCAGACAGCGATGAACCAAGGCTTCAATGGTTTGCAGTCTCAGCTTGCTCAGTGCTGCTGTGATAATCGCCTTGCGACTTGTCAGACCCAGAACATCGTCCAGAACGAAGGGAACATGACCCGCTTCGCTGATGCGAACAACACCCGTGACATCATCGAATCCAACAATCAGGGATTCCAGAAGGTGATGGATAAGCTGTGCCAGCTTGAACTTGATGGTCTCAAACAGGATAATGCCAATCTTCGCACTCAACTGAACATGGCTAACCTTCAGGCTTCTCAGGTTTCTCAGACTGGTGCAATCCGTGACAGCATCATCAGCGAACTGCGTTCCTGCCCGATTCCGAGCCAGCCTGTTTACGGCAACTCGCCGATTTTCTCATGCAATGGCAATCAGGGCGGTTGTGGTTGCGGAGCTTTTGCATAAGGAGCGGTACAAATGGCTGAGTATTTAACGCGGGATTCTTTGGAAGTTGTTGCACTCAACTCTCCAATTCCTTTTTTAGATTCTATCCGTTGCCAACGTGGGTACGTAGTACACAGTAATGGCTCAGGGATTTTTACTCTCCGTGGTATTGTGAACAATCCGACTGCTTGTTTCGCAAGATACGAAGTGGAATTTACAGGGAACATTGCAATTCCAACAGGCGGGGCTGTAACACCGATTGCAACTGCAATTACAGTGCAAGGTGAAGAACGTCAGGGAAGCCGCGCGATCTTTACACCTGCGACTGTTGAAGAATACGGAAACGTCACAAGTCGTGCTGTTATTGATGTTCCGAAGGGATGTTGCTTTACCGTATCTGTTGAATATGTCAATGGTACGGTCAATACTCCTGCTGTAGTTCAGACACCGCTCATCAATGTTGTTGATGGCAGTCTCAGTATCAACAGAATCGCTTAGAGGTGAACATGGAATTTTATAAAGACATCAAACAAATGCTCTGCAAGGAGCTGAAAAATATCGCAGAGGAAGGAAAGCTGACAGCTGGCAATCTCGATGCGATTGATAAGATCACGCACTCCATCAAAAGCCTTGTGACTATCATGGCGATGGAAGAGGGCGGTTATTCCCAGGAAGGGAACAGCAACGGTTATTCCGGTCGCCGTGACTCCATGGGACGGTATGCCGATAATGGTAACTCATACCGCAGTTATGACGATGGCAATTATTCCTGTCGGAGATATTCTCGTGATGAAGGCAAGTCTCAGATGGTTAGCCAGCTTGAAGACCTGATGCAACAGGCTCAGTCTCAGCAAGAACGTGAGGTCATGCAGCAGGCGTTGAGCCGACTGAGGAACATGTAATGTCCGTCACTGTGAATCCGCAAGTGTTTCGAATCGCTCCAGATGAAGAGAATATCTCAGGCTCTATACCAATGAGCATTGGCTTGATGAAGGGAGACATCCTCGTTTATCAGGGCGAAGGGTACGTCAAGCGGCTTCCGGTCGGAACGAATGGTCAGGTGCTGACAGCAGATGACACAACGGAACTTGGAGTGAAATGGGCATAGCACTCCGCACGCCTCTACCTTCGGGCAGGCGTACCGAGCGGAGTTTATAACAGAAAGAGGACTGTGCGCACAGTCCTCTTTTACTTGGTAATTACTTGGTAACACTTGGCATCATGCGTATGTTCTCTGGACTTTGATGCGTGTCTGCTTGGTTACCCTATCCATCGGAGACAGACTACGACACTCTTCAGCAGACTCCCTGTTGTCTATAGCAAGGTAACGTTTTGTTACCTCGATGCTCTTATGATCTAAGGCACGAGACACGACATAGATGTCATGTGTTTGGTTGTACAATTGAAGCGCGTAATATCTCCGAAAGTCGTGAAAGTGATGCATAGGAATTTTGGCGGCGGCACAACCTCGTCTCAATATTTCTCGCATCCCGACATACTCCAATTGCTTTCCATCCATGCACAACCAGAACGGATCATCAGGTCGAACGTCTTCCAGACAGTTTAGGTATTTCCGAATAGCCTTTCCGGTCGATGCACCAAAAGGATGAATATGAAAACTCTGATCCTTTTCGAATACCGTTATCTCGCATCGGTCAATATTGACATCCTTCATTTGAAGGTTAGCAATAGAAGACTTTCGGATACCGGTATCAGCAAGGAGCATGACGAAAGCAACGTCCCTTTCAGGAAACTGTGAATGTTCCTTTATTGCTTTCAGCAGTTTGTCTATTTCATCTTGTGAGATCCCATCCTTTGGTGGTTGTGCTTCCTTCTTTACCCGGACCTTTAGCGTTGGATTTGGATAGGGAAATTCATATTCATCCCATACCCAATTGATAAAAGTGCGCATATGCCGCCAGAGGAAAACGACACCACCGTTATCATGATCGATGGCATAGTCTTTGAGGATATTTCGCAAGTCATCGGAAGTAACATTCCGCATATCATTGCCGGTGATAGCCTTGAGTTGAGGCACGACATTCCTCATCCCCATTTCGGAATATATAAGCATGGTGTTTTCAGCGCAGGATAATTTCTTGACACGCAGGAAATTAGAAAAAGCGTCCGACACACTGACTGCTTTTGTAGTTTTTACCCCAGTCATAGGGTTAGATTTTATCACTTTCGCCATTGTTAATTCTCCTTAATAAAAACAGACAAGGCGTAAGCGAAAAGGTTATCTCGTAACCTTAATGGATTCCTGTCAGAGAATCTTATTATTGCGCCCCCAGAGGGAGTCGAACCCCCAACCTCCTGATTCGAAGTCAGTCCTGAAATTCGCTTACCTGCCTGTTGAAAAAATGTGCACCTGATACCCTGTTGTTACCTTTGGTTATCTGGCACTACCGATATTAGCTATGGGGTTAGGGGCCTTGCCCCTATAGCCACTAAAAATTTCTTATCATCTGAACGAGAACACCGTCCACATGAAAGTTCTTTTCTTCTGCTTTCTTTGGTGAAAAATGTATTTCTTTATATATTGGATTGGTAGGAATAAGAGTTACACCAGCACTATCAATCCGAACCCGCTTCAATGTGCTTTCGCCATCCACCGTGACAGCACAGATTTCATTATTATATTGATCGGTATTCTTATGTAGAATAATCACATCTCCTTCCATAACAAGCGGCATCATGGAATCTCCGACAACTGTCAGAGCAAAGTAGTCATCATCATTCTGTGCTATTTCTATTGGAACTTTTATATATTTCTTCGGAGACACAAAAGACTCCACCGGGTATCCTGCTTGTATTCTTCCTACTAATGGAACATAGGTTATCTCCGGTATAAGGCTTGCGCTTTCCCTTCCTAACAAATAGTCAGTAGAAGTGCCAAGAGCATCCGCTATTTCCGGAAGCTTATCCATGAAAGTAGAAACGCCCCGTTTCCATTCGGTAACGGTATTTCTTTTGAAACCTAATTCGTCTTCAAAATCTTTATAGGAATCATAGACCGAATCGACAAGACGAATAATTCTTTCCCTTGCAATATCCTTACTTCCCACACTGACTCCTTATGACAAATGTAATGTAATTTGTGAAAATTCACAAATTACCCTTGACTTGTAAAAAATCCCATGTTAGAATAACAAACATAAAGACACCAGAGAACCAAATCGGTTATCTGAAGAATCGACAAATTCATTTTAATCGAATAGTTCTCTGGTGTCAAGAGTGAACTTTGACAGAAAGGAGACTGATGGACGATAAGAAGTTGATGAGTGCAGCGAAAGTTGCGGAGCGGTTATGTGCAAGTAAACGCTTAGTGTATCAGGAAATCCTCAGAGGGAAACTGAAATGTTATCGGTTAGGTAATCGGGGAGTTGTTCGGATCAGTGAAGAACAGCTTGAAGAATACCTGAAGAATGTTGAAGAGTAAGCGAAAGGTCCTGTCAGATGAATGCTTATTACAAAGGACATAAGGTCCTGAAGGTGTATGGCTACTACGGAAATGTAGTGATGCTGAAAACGGAAGACAAGCCGTTCGTAAGAGCGGAGTTGGAAGACGTAGAAATTGTGGAGGAATAAATGAAACTGAGTGTTGAGATCGATGGTATCCATGACCTGATCCTGTTTGATACCTTGTTGGACTGCCTCGCTGAAAAGTGGAAGGCTGACGTACCTGAAATTGATGATGAGGACGATGATAATGATGCCGAAGATGAACAGCGTTGTTGTGACGATGAACCCGCCGAAAAGACGGACGATGGCAAAGACGAAGAAGAACGGCGAGAAGCTGTTGCCAAACTTGTTAGCGTTCTTATCGGCATTAGCCATAATGGCCATGATTCTGATGATGCAATGGGGTGTTGCTGTAAACGCTGAGTGGGCGTTTGGCTGGTAAAACAAACCGGCTCCCCATTAGCAGTGAGGAGCCGGAGGGGCGTAAAGCCTATTTTTGACGATGAGGTAATTATACCATGATTTTAGATAAAGGCAGAGGGAGACATCCCGATGAAGAAAAGGAAGATGACAGTCTTGAAGCGAAGCTGATGGTTCTTGCGGAGATGAAACTTGAGCTGAGAGAAAAGAAGCAAGAGTTTTCGCAGAGCACGAAGCATCTACGAGAGAGCATCAAGTCACTGACGAATGTTATAGCCGAGGAAGTGAAGCAAAGACGGCAAACAGTAACTGTAGGAAATATCAGAGCGGAGTACATCCCGCAAGTGGTTATCAAGATGAAAAAGGAAAAGAACGATGGCGAATGAATTGTACAAACCAACGCCAGATGAGATAAAAGAAATCCTCGAAAAGCACAAGCACTGGTTGGATGAGGATTGTGAAGGCTGGGAGAATATGCACGCCGATTTGCGCTCCGCCGATTTGCGCTCCGCCGATTTGCGCTACGCCAATTTGAGCTCCGCCAATTTGCGCTCCGCCGATTTGCGCTACGCCGATTTGAGCTCCGCCAATTTGCGCTCCGCCGATTTGCGCTACGCCGATTTGCGCTACGCCAATTTGAGCTCCGCCAATTTGCGCTCCGCCGATTTGCGCTACGCCGATTTGCGCTACGCCAATTTGAGCTCCGCCAATTTGCGCTCCGCCGATTTGCGCTCCGCCAATTTGCGCTACGCCGATTTGCGCTACGCCAATTTGAGCTCCGCCAATTTGAGCTCCGCCAATTTGCGCTACGCAAAAGGAATAACGATGGCTTGCCCAAGTGATGGTGCTTTTGTTGGTTGGAAGAAAGCCAGAACTGAAAATGGATTCGCAATTGTCAAACTGCAAATACCTGATGGGGCTAAACGCAGCAGCGCAACAGGAAGAAAATGTCGGTGCGAATTAGCGTTCGTGATTGCTATCTATGACGAAGATGGTAATGAAATCGAATCAGCAATCAGCGACAATGACAAATCATTCGTTTACAGAACTGGTGAGATGGTTACTCCCGACAGTTTCGATGATAACCGATGGGACGAGTGTTCTCACGGTATCCACTTTTTCATCACCCGTACAGAAGCAGAGGAATACGAATTATGAGTAACGAGTTGAGCACACAGGTATTGAACCAGGGGAAGGTTGACCTGATCAAGAGAACCATTTGTAAAGGAGCCACTAATGACGAACTTGAACTCTTCGTCCAGCAGTGCAACAGAACAGGGCTTGATCCTTTTGCCAGGCAGATTTACTCAATTGAGAGGAAGTCAAAGAATCAGAAGACTGGACAGTGGGAAACAATTCGGCAGACCCAGGTATCCGTGGACGGGTTACGTCTTATTGCGGAACGAACTGGAAAATATTGTGGTCAGTTGGGACCCTATTGGTGCGGAGCTGACGGTGAGTGGAAAGAAGTGTGGCTTGATGTCAAGGCTCCGGCAGCTTGCAAAGTCGGTGTTCTCCGCACTGACTTCAAGGAACCGCTGTGGGCAGTGGCACTGTATAAAGCCTATGTCCAGACTACATCAACGGGACAGCCGAATGCGATGTGGAACAAGATGCCGGAACTGATGCTTGCAAAGTGCGCCGAAAGTTTAGCACTGCGGAAAGCGTTCCCGATGGAGTTGTCCGGTCTTTATTCTCCGGATGAAATGGGACAGGCTGACAATCCTGTTGTTGTGGAACAGCCGAATGCAGAACCGCAACGGCAAGCATTACCACAGAATACCATAATTGAAGCCACAGCGGTGCCTGTTGAAGAGGAAATCGTTGAACCTAACAACAATACCCCTGTCGAACAAAAGCCCGCAGAAGCGCAGGAGAAGCCCGAATTTGACGAAGTCGCTTTTTTGAAGAACTGGCAGCATCGTTCCGGGTTACCGAGCATGACATTAGAAGCCGCCTGCCAGATACAGGGAAGCGACAAAAAGGACTACGGTACGAAGTCGGTTGAAACTCTTTTCTATATGCTGAATGCTATCGAGAAGAAACTGCCGACTATCAAAGACCTTGATACCAAGGACACATATCTTTTCAAGTTGTCGGCTATCAACGAAATCCTGACTGCACGGAAGAGTGCACAGGAACAGTTAGAGAAACAGGGAGCATAAGATGGAGCTGCGAATGACACGAGATACAAGCAATCGTCTTACAGTAATCGAAGAGACACCGCAATACTACTGCTACATCGAAGTCGATGTACTCGATAAGCGAGAGACTGACTGTAAACCGCAGACAATGCAGATGTTCTACAAAATAGAATCCCGCAATATTCACGATGCCTACTCGAAAATGCACAGCATTCTGAATCATCTCGGTTATCACCTATGTGGGCAAGGTGCTTTGGAAATCCGGGAAGTACCGAATGATGCTTTAGATAGATACAACTTCGGGCTTCCTGTTGAGACCAGGTAGGATACAGCGCATCCAGCCAGCGAGAGTTTGTCTTTCATATTGGAAAACTCCTTTGAGATTGATACACCTCCGTGTGCCGTGATTGGCTGGTAAGCGGCACACCTTTTTAGATAAGAATGGCAGAGAAAAGAATGATAAGCAGAGGACTAATTGAAGCAGATGACTTCCTGAACTTATCCAAGGAAGCGCAGTGTCTCTACCTGCATCTGAACCTGAATGCCGATGATGAAGGAATACTGAATAACGTCAGCACCGTGATGCGGTTATGCGATTGCAGTGAGGATGCTTTCGATGAGTTGATTCAGACCGGGTATGTATTGCCGGTCGTAGGAAATATCTTTGCGATCACGCACTGGAATGTCAACAACACGCTCAGTGAGAAGCGAAAGAAGAAAAGCATTTTCGTTGACGTGAAGCGGTACCTGGATCTGGAAGACGATATTTATAAACCGAAAGTGAGGATGCTCTGATGAAGAATAACTGGTTGAAGTTATACCATGAAATTCTATCAGACCCTAAGATGGGAACGATGAGCGATCATCTTTTTCGGAGAACCATCGAACTGTTCCTGCTTGCAGGAAGTGAAGGAAAAGATGGTTTGCTCCCGGAAGTAAACGGTATTGCGTGGGCATTACACACAACACCGAAGGACATTCAGACTGTTATCAGTCAACTGAAAAAACTGAATATCATCGAAGACTACTTTGACCCTATCAGTCTTATTTCAGGAACTGAATTACCAAAAAGGTATGTTGTAAAACACTTCGCAGTCAGACAGAAGTCAGAACAAACTAAGTCTGAAAGTAACCGTGCTTACTACGAAAAAAAGAGACTGAATAAGACTGAAATTCAGGCTGAAAACTCTGAAACCAATACTGAAATTCAGACTGAAATTCAGTATGTAGATAAAGAGAGAGATAAAGATATAGATAAAGATAAAGAAAAGATTAAGAAGGAGATTAAGAAAGAGAGAGAGAGTAAGAATGAGATTCAGTCTGAATTTCAGACTGAAACACTCCCTCCCTCAAAACCACAAAAGCATCGTCATGGAAATTTTCAGCATGTACTTTTGACGGATGAAGAATTTCAAAGGCTCCAGAATGACATCGGTCAGGACAGAACAGTGGAGTACATCCAGAAGTTGGATGACTATCTTGAGAACAACCCGTCAAAACACTATGCAAACCATAACCTGACTATCAGAAATTGGCTGAACAAAGATGCACAAAAACCGCAGACAACTTTCGTGAAGCCACAGACGAAAGAAGAGACGTGGTTAGAAGTTGCACAGAGAATACAAGCAGAACGGGATGCGCAGAAGGATGTGATTGACCTATGATGACGATAGAAAACATTGGTGAAATGCTGACATTACTGGAGTCAGCTTATGGCAAAAGCAAAGTATATGCTGATGCTCCGAAAGAAAAAGTACTCGTTCTGTGGGAGACCATGTTCAAGGATGATGATCCTACCGAGGTCGCAGTAGCCGTCAAGGACTGCATCGCAACACTGCAATTCCCTCCGAAGATAGCCGACATCAAAAGCCGGATAGCCAAGCAGAGGATAGCAGGGCAGATGACGGAGATGGAAGCCTGGTCGAAAGTCGTTGATGCGATCAACCACGCTTACGGGAAAGAGGACGCAGACAAGCAGTTCTACCAACTCCCGGCGATTCTGCAAAAGGTGGTAGGCTCACCGTCACAACTCAGAGGATGGCGGTCAGTGGATGAAGCACAGTTGCAGACGGTAGTCATGTCGGCTTTCCTCAAGAGTTACCGGGAACTGGCACAGAGAGAAGCAACGTTCCACGCACTGCCACCAGACATCCAACAGCAGAATGACTGGATGGTCGCCAAGCCTGTCATGGATGCACTGCCGGAACCGAAGCATGAGCGCACCTTTGAAGAGATGGAAGACGAGGATGAGCGGAAGACCAGAGAATATCGGGAGAAGTATCTCCTCCCTGAACTGAAAGAATACTTCCCGAAGAACTACGCGAACATCATGGAGAAACTCAGAGGATGTGGCTAACTGATGAAGAGCAGGAAGAAGTCAGAAATTTGTTACGGCAAAGCAACATGAAAAACCGTAAGCTATATACGCAGATGGAGTTAGCTTTTTACCACAAAATGAAAGCCAAGTACGGTGAGAAGATAGCGACTCAGGTTTTGGCGAAGATGTGGAGAACGAAGGTAGAAGGAGATGAAGATGAAACAGTACGGTGACATAACCAAGATTAATGGCTATGAACTTGAGCCAGTCGACTTGATTGTCGGTGGGTCACCGTGCCAAGACCTCAGCATCGCAGGAAAAAGAGCAGGGCTTGACGGTGAACGTTCAGGACTGTTTCTGGAAATGATCCGAGTTATTCGGGAAATGAGAGAAAATACAAATGGAATATATCCAAGGTTCGCTCTTTGGGAAAATGTTCCCGGAGCATTCAGCAGCAACAACGGCAGAGACTTCGGTGCAGTCCTCAGAGAATTTGCAAGGCTCATCGAACCTGAATCTCCCGATGTGCCTGTGCCTGAAGAAGGGTGGCCTAAGGCAGGAGTACTTCTGGTGTCCAACGGGTCGATTGCTTGGCGAACTCACGATGCGCAATTTTGGGGAGTGCCCCAGCGCCGCCGTAGAATCGCACTTGTGGCAGATTTTAGAGGGCGATCCGCTCCCGAAATATTATTTGAGCGCAAGGGCGTGTCAGGGAATATTGAACCGAGCGGAAAGGAGAGGGAAGGTGCTTCCGAAAGTATTAGAAGAAGCGTTGATAAGGCAGACAGCTTTCAGGAACGAAGCGGAAAACCCGGGGGGGAAAAAGGAAATCCTGATTCAGAAGGATAGGACAGGAGCCTTATCTACACTGAATAACCAAATGGTATACAAGTATGAAGAGAGTGATAACAATGAATCCGAGGCCAATGAGCATGGTTTGCAGTGAAGACAAATGTGCTACTCTGGGAGCGGATGATTACAAAGAACCACAAATCATCTGTCTGATGGATCAAGGGGGGGGGTGTAATGAATACAAGTGAAAACCAGACCGGAACACTGAGAGCGGAAGAACACGGACATCAGCCTGTTATCTGCATTCAGGGCAATGTCATTGACCGTGCCGACACCGTAGGCTGCAACGGCAGAGGATGGACAGAAGACAAAAGCTTCACGCTGAACACGATTGACCGACCTGCTGTTTTCGACAGCCAAGTTTATCATGGGTGCAAAGAATTCTCTGATGGTATCTGCCAAACAGTAAATGCACAATACGGTACAGGCGGGAACAATCAACCGTTGGTTGTTGCCACGATGCAAGGGTTCGGAGACTACATCGAGAGCGATACCGCATCGTCCTGTAAGCAGAGGGACTACAAGGATGCGACAGACCAGGTCTGTCGCACGGGAGAGGTAAACAATGGAACAGCAGAAGGAAATAAAGTTTTGCGCTTATTGTGGGAAACCTATGGTAAGGAAGAGATATTCCAATGGGGTTCTGCAATCCTGGAACGAATACAATCGCCAGAGGTATTGCGACAGGGAATGCATGAAGAAAGCATTTCAAGCGAGACCGAAACATGGGACAAGTTGGATGACAGTACATTACCACGCCCGGAATTTGTTGCCGAATGGATCTTGCGAGATATGCGGAAGCAACAAGAATGTCGATGTTCATCACAAAGATGGGAATCCTCAGAACAATTCGATAGAGAACCTTCAAAGGCTATGTCGGAGTTGTCACATGAAAGTCCATCATCTGCAAAAGAAATGTTTGATTTGTGGAGAAAAGGTAAAGGGATTGGGATATTGCAACAAACATTATATTCGATACAGAAAATACGGAAATCCCCTGTATTATCGAGGAACTTTGTCAGAAGACTAACCCCTCTTGAAACGGAACGGCTGCAGGGACTCCCAGACAATTGGACCAACATCCCAGGCGCATCGGACTCCCAGCGGTATCGTGCAATCGGGAACGGGATAGCCCTCCCTTTTGGGAGCACCTCGCTCACCGTTTTGTCAGGATGGGTGAAGTAGAAAGTATCGGCAGCCTGTTTGATGGTATCGGAGGATTTCCACTGGTATTCAGGAGAGCAGGAGCGGAGACGTTATGGGCATCAGAGATCGATCCTTTTTGTGAAAATGTAGTGAAGTATCACATAGATAAAGGTGACTTATGAATGAATCAGTTTTGAAAGCAAAGATGGATGAGCTGGGCAAGGCTATCCATGAGATGGAAGAAAAGCAGTTGGCTTTTGATATGGAGACACAGGACTTACAGCACAGGATTGCTGAGTTGAAGGATGAGCTGAAACCTGTGTTCTTAGAGATGAAGACGGGTAAGAAGAGCCAGTGCCTTGAAGTCCGCTACCGAAAAGGTGCGGTGAAGTGGAAGACAAATTGGATTGAAGGATTCGCTGCGGGCCATCCGGAATATAACCTGGAAAAGTACCGCAGTGTGAGTGAGCCTACCATCGCTTTTCTCACAAGGGATGAAGGATGGGAGGATGACGGCAGATAACAGGCAGTCCTCGCACAAGGGGGAATGACAGGGATAAGGGCAAGACGCGCCAAAGTAGGATGTACCTTTCGCCTCGCTGCCTGTTTCTTTTGAGATCGTGCCGTGAGGGATGTACCCTCAGCGGTTTATCGGGAAAAACAAAAAACAAAAAAATCTTTAGAAAGGGTCGGTCCACTCCTGCCGACGTTAAATAATTTTACAGTTTTGCAAACTGGTTTTATTCTGCCAGTGGCTCGTATTAATTGCTTTACAAGAAATGGGATGTGTTCCCGAGTCCCGTTTTTTTTTTTTTTTGAATGATTGGATTGGAGTGACGATGAGTGATTTGATTGACAGAAATGCTGTGATGCTAAGAGTGAGTGAATTTATCGGGAATCCGACCTATAACGAAAATATGCTCGTGAACGATCTGAACGCATTACCATCCACAGAGCCAGAGAAGAAGGGAAAGTGGCAACGCCGGAAAGATGAAGATTGTTGGGAGTGTTCAGAATGTCATGCAGTTTTAGAAAACTCAGACATCGGAAATCACAATTTTTACTATTGTTATCACTGCGGTGCTGACATGATGGACATATGTGGATATATGGATTTGGAGAAAGCTAACTATGAGTGACCTTATCGAAAGAAAAGATGCAATAGACTATTTCGTCACCAACATCGGTGTAGTGGATGAAGACGGTTATGCTGTCGATGACTATGACGAGCGTGTGAAAATCTGGACGGAACGGTTCAGTGGTATCCCATCCGCAGAGCCAGAACCGAAGTGGATTCCCGTGACCGAAGCATTGCCGGAAGAAGAAAAAGATGTACTTGTTTCTGTACATTTTGAAGGATTCAAAGGCAAAACCGTAGACCTGCCGCCGAGCGACTATGTGGATATAGCGAGCCATGTCGAAGGTGTTTGGTCAAGCCTGAGTGACGAGTACAAAGCGGTAGAAGTTAATCATCATGTCATTGCATGGATGGAAATGCCTGAACCGTGGAGAGGTGAGTAATGACTGGAATTGTATGGGCAATAGCAGGAGTTGTTGGCGTATTAGTGGCAATCTGGATTCAGCTATGCCATATCGAAACCGTATTGACAATCATTGCTAAAAATGACGGAGATAACTGGGAGTGGAAAAAAGATGAAACCGATAGAAATACACATTGAAGGATATAGGATTGTTATCAGCAAAGATGATGAGCAACCTGATATTCTAAAATACAAACAAGACGAAAAGATACCGTCTTATCCGAATTATCCGGTTGTTCCTGCAAATCTTAACCCATATGTCACTTGGACTGCCGGTGAAATGACTGTGACGAATACGGAAACAAAATGCGAAACCCCTGTGCGTGACAGGATGGTCGGGACAGGATCGTTAGGACGTGACTGATGGAAGAGCTACCGATTGATTTTTGGATTGGAACGATTTGTTTGCTGATTGCTTTTTACATTATCGAGCGGGGGTTCAAATGAAGACGCTGGATGAAGTTATTGAAACTGCGCCTTATATAGGTACTGAGTGGACAAATGATGCGCTCTACTACCTGAAGGAGTACAGATCCGAAAAGGCGATGTGGGAATCTGATCGGAAGGGGTATTTGAACTGGATCGAGCAGTATAAAGAGGCCCGTGAAAAGCATCAGCAGGCGGTGATCGAGCTGAAAAAGAATCCGCCGCTCACTTGGGATGAACTTAAAGCTATGACAGGTAAGCCTGTATGGATAGAGTTACTTAGAAATGGTCATTGGAAAGGCTGGGATGTCATCGCTGGTTTTGATGATGATGATTTTGGTGATGCTATGGTAACAGTTCATGGCGATGATTATTATTTTGCCGACCTCGGTAAAACATGGCAAGCCTACAGGAAGGAGAGAAAATGAGAATTTACGACAAGCCGAAAATATATAAACTGAAACAGGATGATTTCGGCACACTGTGCATCTGTGCTATCCGTTATTGTCAGGGGAGGCAAACTTATATGCCTTCATTGGTTCGGGAGATTATCGCTCCGCATTTGTCAGAGTTATCCGACAAAGACATACAGGTCATGATCAATGACTGTAGCTACCAAAGACGGTATGACCTGTATGGTGATGAGCGTATCGACAAAAAAGGATGGCTCGACTGGGAACAGATGCTCATCAACGAGCAGAAGAAGAGAAGAGTGGAGGAATGATGTATCCGAAATATATTGAAGTACATTTGAAAAAAGCCAGACAAGCACGGTTTGAACACGGAGAAAAACCATGACAAAGTATCACGCAAAGAAGACAACGGTTGACGGGATTACCTTCGACTCACGTTTGGAGGCTACCAGATTTCAGCAGCTCCGCTTACTGGAGCAGGCAGGGGAGATAACCGGGTTGATGCTTCAGGTGGAGTTTCAGATTTTGAAAGGCTGGACGAACCCCGGTATCATCAGCGAGTGTGGTATAGACGAGGACGGTGACACCGTGTATCATATTACCGAGACTCCATCAAAGGCAGGTGAGCGGATCAAGAGCCGGTTTTATGTGGCTGACTTTGTTTACTATGACACCAGGACAAAACATTGGGTTATTGAAGACACCAAGGGCATGGAGACGGCTGAGTTCCGGCTAAAGTGGGACTACATGAAGAGCCAGTACCCTGAGTACGAGTTCCGGAAGGTCAGGAGAGAGGACGTATGAAAACTGAAAAAAAAGGCTATCAAGAATACTTGGGGACAGTGGAAAATATGCGATAGGTTAGGGAGTTATGTACCAATATGTGGGTCCTATGGTAAAATGATCGAGCGAGATTACAAGTTCTGCCCTTATTGTGGAGAGAAAATAAAATGGACGAAACTACAATAGAAAAGAAAATTGATACTGTTATAACAGCGTTGCAATATTGCCTTGATAACTCGTCCGCGGACGGTGAACATGACTGTATGAATTGCCCGTATCACGATGCTGATTCGTTTTGTGACAGCCTAAAGTATGATGCGCTCAAAGTATTGCAGTATTGCAAAAATAACTTTGCGCTTATTCGTAGAACTAAAGAAATTACAAGTGGCCAATACTTTGACGAATGGAGAAAACAGAACAATTATGTATCCGAGTTGGAGCAGAAAAATACTGAATTGAAAAAGCAAGTCGATCTCCTGAAATCAAGTGCATATAAGGCAGGCTATAATGATGGATACAATGCTGCGCCAAACCAGTATGTAGATGATGGATGGACATATCAGGGCGGTAGTTGATGATAGAACGTATGAAAACTGAATTGAAATCATGCCCATTTTGTGGAAGTGAAGCGGTGATACGGTATAGCATGGATAATCATCATCAGCCGTATGTGACGTGTGACACACCGAAGTGTCCTGGTTGCAATCCTTATCAATGGCATTATCGCACTGAAGAAGAAGCCATCGAAGCATGGAACCGGAGGTTTGTAACCGACACAAATGTCGGGAGCAATGAGCGGACTGCGGATGTGATTTAGATTGGAGTGATTTTGAAAACGCTTGATGAAGTGATTGTTGAATTGGAAAACTATCCGGTAGTAGGCGGAACAACATTGACCTTTGATGTTATTGTAGTACCAGAAAGAAGTTTGAACGATGCGCTCCACTACCTGAAGGAGTATAGAGATTATGCCAAAGCCGTGGATGAAAGAAGGAGACATGAAAATACCCCATTGTCTTATGAAGAGTTACAAACCCTTGAGCAAGGCACACCGATTTTGATAGAGTATGGGAAAGACTTTGAAGATGGCGATTTTTATTTGGTTATCTATTGCTTAGGAAAAATAAACCGATTTGTAGTCTCAGATAAGACAGGAGAACGTCAGGAATTTGAATGCGATAAGTACGGCAAAACTTGGAGAGCATATATGTACAGGAGAGAGGACGTATGAGGGTCATTCCAATTTACGAAAACGGAGAGATATACTACATACCGCTTCCTGATGAGAAGGAGGATTACACAGCAGAAGAGTTGGAAATGATCATGAAAAAGTATCTTGCAAAGATCAGAGGCGAGGACGTATGACATGGCTATGGTGTTTGATTAGCTTTGTGATCGGTACGCTGTGGGGAATTTTCCTGATGTGTATGGTGCAGGCGGTAAAGACGGATGATTAAAACGAAAAGCCCGGCGAGAGAGAGTGCCGGGCTTTTTCTTTATTGCATTTCCGGAGAAAAAATATGCTGACAATATTATACCACTTATCAAATAACTGTATATAGTTTTTCTGAAACGATGGTATAATATATGTGGACAAGTAAACCCTGGCCTCATGTTGTGAAACAGCGGGCATTTTTTTAGAGGTGACGTATGAGTGAAAATGAATTGAACACGATGATGAATGCAGTGAAGAGCGGCGACGCTATTATTCACAACGTGCAGCCGAGATGGAAAAGCTGGGCACTGTGGCTGAGTGTTATCGGTGCTGTGTGGACTATCATGAATGCGTTAGGTCTCCCTGCGAAGTGGGGAATTGAAGAGGGTACATTCAAAACCATCGTTGATTCCATCGGTGTCATCCTGATTGCTTTTGGAATTTGTAACGATCCCTCGAATCCGGATGCGCTGTAATGGAATGGTTGAATATCCTTTGGGATGTATGCAAGGTTCTGATATTTCCTGCATGTATTGTTTATCTGCAAATCTCACAGGCTAAGCGAGATAAACAGAGAGACGAGAAGCAGGAGAATCAGCAGAAGCTACAGTTCCTGATGATGAGAAAACTGGATAAGACATCTGAGATGACTCACCTAATGGCTCAAAAGCTGCATGATAAGGGAATCATCAACGGTGATTTGGAGTCGCTTGACAGAAATTACAGAGAGCTGGATGCTGAATACGAAGAAGAAGTTCGGCGTCTGGCTCTGTTGTATTCCAAGAGGTAAGATGACAACCTTCCGCCAACCTTTTCATGGCAGTTACCCAATTACGTTAGACTTTGGCGAGGCGTGGCCTCCGCTTTACACAGAGGAATCTCCTCATGAGGGGATAGATTATGGTACACCGATGGGGACTGAGATTCTCGCAAGTGCTGACGGTGTGGTTACCCTGGTCGGCAACCTGGATGTTGGCTATGGAAAGTATATCAAGCTGGCACACACCGGAGACTACAACACTATCTATGCACACTTGGATAAAACATATGTGCGAACAGGTCAGACGGTAAAGCAAGGTGATGTGATCGGTTTGTCCGGGAACTCCGGCAACTCCACAGGCCCTCATCTGCATTTTGAAGTGCGCAAGAAGGGCATCAAAATTGACCCCAAAACGGTGCTAATTTCAACGATAGATGGTTACCCCTCCACTTATATCACTAACGCGAAACAACGTGAATTTGAGCCCGTACAGCGCGGATTTTGCAAGGTCGTGTGCGATGTTGCAAACGTCAGGTGTCACTGTGATATGTCACGGGTGATGGGGCAGCTTCAAAAGGGTGATGTTATCTCTGTCGGTGAGGATGTGACCATGTGGAACGGCTTACCGTACCGTGATTACTACGACCCGCGTGTGAAGTGCTGGCTGAGAATAGCAGAACATGATCCGACAGACCAGATCATCGTGAACTGTGAGTTAAACGAAAAAAGCCCGGACTGAGCCGGGCATTTTTATTGGTGATTTCTCTCGTACTCGTCAACAAGGGAGAGAATGAACTGCGCAACAGGTATACCACCAGCTAATCGTTTCATTCTGGCGATGTTGTAGTCTGAGAACTTGATCGTCTTGCTGACGTTTGAAGTTATTTTGCTCTCTGTGTCAGGGTTCGGCAGATATTTCTGAGCCTGGTCTGCCGGCAATTCAAAAAACATCTCGTGTTTATCTTTTCCGGACGGATTGTACAAGAAGAACTGCGGTGAGTTCTTCTTTTTGTATACCTGAATGCCATCTGGGAGAGTGTCCACGAGGACAGCTTTGTCTGTATCATACAGCTTTGTTCCGATCCGCTTTCTCATGCGGTCACCTCCTCTCATTCATCCTTTCCGTTGAAATATTCCCACCATTCATCCGAGTTTTCATAAGGTAAATTGTTTACCCTGCTTTTCATTTCTGAGATTGGAATATATTTATGTTCTGATTCAGGATGATAATACTCATCCATAGAAATGAAGTTATCTATAGTCGAAAGCACATCCTTTTTGGCATCTTCATAACCTTTGTTGTACTGGTCTCGGTCGTAAGACAGTGCTTTGATGAGTTCATCTTTATCTACATTGATGTTATATCCTTGGAGTATTTTCATGATGTTCGTATCAATACTCCGTTTGATATCTTCCATGATGATTTCAATTGGACTTACATACATATCACTCCTCCTTTTCCAATGAATAGACACAATAGGTTTCGCGCTTCTCGACATAGATCTTATAAGGATCATACTTCCTGAACTGTTTGACATATGCTTCTACAAATGCCATGTCTGGAAGATGTTCCTCATATGCTATCATCCATTCGTTTGCGTCTTCAGCATAGACAGCATACGATGTTTTTACTAAGTCTTTCATGTCATTCATCCTTTCATTGTGTGACATTCATCGTCACAGGTTGTGTTACAATTGATTCCGTCAGGGCAGAGGCTCTCATCTTTTCCCCGCTGTAGCTGGGGTGACTCTAAGTCTAAGCCGGTGCCCTGTGGATTGAAATCAATCTAACTTTGACGGTGACTATTAATAGCCACTCTCGACAGACGGCACCGCTTTAGCGGTGTTTTCTGTTTAGATACCAAGGTCAACGTCGAGAAGAGTCTGAATGTATCTTGCAATGGACGGCCAGCCTTCATAGATGCTGGACATATCGCTGGATTCGTATGGGCATGGATCCTTTGTAAGATCTTCGAGAAGGTTTGATGCTTTCCAGACGATGTGCCAGTCATCGTCATCGTCATCTTCATCATCGTCATCACTATCATCATTCAGCCAGCCGAGGATGTCTTCCGAGAAGGTCACAGCTAAGTCCATGTCGTCTGACTTACGCGAGCGGTACATATCACGTAGTTCCTGACCTGCATCTTTGGCCAGAATCTGCATGCATTCCTGGACACCTGGTTCATCCCATGAGTCAGCATTGCGCACAAAAGTCTCAATGTCTTCTGTGCTGCATTCATCCGCTTTCCCTGCGCGGATGAGTGCGTAAATATACTCGTCTTCGAGGTCAACACAGAGGTCATCAGACCAGTACGCTTTCCCCTCAATTCTGAGGTCAGCGTCCCACGGGTTCTCGATTTCAACACGTTCTGCTCCGAGCAGATCGAGTGCTTCATCAAAGGTGATAGGATGATTGGTGATAACCTCACCGATTCTTTCCAGAGTCTCTTCGTTGTAAACAATATATGTCGCCATTGTAGTTTCCTTTCTGCCCTTCACCCTGGGCAAGGGTAATTGTAATCTGTTTGATGGTCACATCCCATCATTCGAACCTATGACATTTGTCATGATTCCTGGTGATGTTACATGAACTTGCGAATTGCAATATATTCGCAGTGCCCTTTTACTAATGACAAGTTTCCGTAGCAATCTGTATGAATGTATCCTGTCTGCGACACACACCAACTTGAATGAAACATATATAGTGCGTCACGAATGTCACGCGCTTCAATTAGACAGACCGGATGTTTCAAGTCTGACGTTTCATAAATCCAATACATGTTTACCTCCCGAACGCGCAGCAGAAGAGCGCGTACAATATTGATGTGTCCCCTCACGTAGCGACATACGTGAGGGGTTTTGTTTTATGCGATTTTGAAACGGTATTCATCATAGATATCGCGATCAAAGTAATCGACCATGCCGTTAGAACAGTCCCGGTTATAGCTGTCGACGATGCGCTTCGCGGTTTCGTATTTCGCGGCGGCGGATGGGGAGACGATGCCGGTATCGATTTGACCGTAGCTCGTCAGACGCTGCATTGCGAGGTTATACTCCGCCCTGCAAATTTTTTCAGTCATTTCGCTTCTGGCGTCCTGGTCTTTTCCCCAGAATTTGTCCGCGAAAATGTCCCGGATGCTGTTGTCATCGTCTGCGTAGTGGAGCCAGCCGGACGTGGGAATTTTGTATGTTTCCCGGAAGGTCTCGAAGGACACGATCTCGTCAGGTGTGATTTTGATGGTGACTGTCAGGCTGGTAAGGTAACCGGCGCGGTTAAATCGGATAGTAGCAGGGATGCGGGCGCGTTTGAAATCCGCCATAAGGAATGATTTGAGTTCCTGATCCGTGTGCCATGTGCGAGCATTGCCGCCCTTCCAACCATCATACAGGCCGCCGCCGTCGATGAATTCAGCGGGAGGGATCACAAGCGGCTTTTCTGCTTCGGCTGCTTCGGCTGCGATGCGGTCAACCAGCTCCAGACGATCTGCTGTGCTTTTGGCGTACCAAAGTTTTTTAACTTTGTGCCAGCGGAAACCGGCATTTTTTAACTCGGTGCGGGTCTTTTCGTCCGGTTTTGCGGTGAACGTGATTTCGATGCCGTTGAGCTCCTGATTATAGGAGACGGTGACGGGCTGCACTACATTTTCAGTTACAATAGTATTTGACATAGAATCCTCACTTTTTATGTTGATTCCGGTTATGACTGGTACTCATAACCGGATTTTTTTACTCACAAAAACCTATATCCTATACGGATATAAGCTTATGTCAGTATAGGTGACGCGTATCGATAGCAGAGGCGGACATGTCAACACTTGCTAAAGGAGGAAAAGCGCCTTTTAGGACCGGTGAACTCACCATACACGCCTTTACTACGCCGCGCCCGTTTCACAACTGGGCTGCTATAGCGCAACTTTTGCCCGTCACCTTCGTGACCTCGTTCATCGCTGAACTTGATTATTATTATACACTATAGCCCTATTATGTCAAGAGTATTTTCAAAAGTCATGTGTCATATTTTTATTATGACATTTGTTATAGTTGTATAGACTTCATATAGTTTTCAGTGCCTGATGCCGATCGGCATCGCACCAGTTACATATAAAACGATTGTGCTAAATATAAATGAATGCTTGATATATAGGCTCATTTGTTCTATAATTAGATGCTTTTTTCCCTATTAAAGGAAATGCTTTTTTATGTTCCTTTTATCGATTTTTTGCCTTATTTTCACCGGAAAGTGCACCGTCACGCGCACATATTGACACGGTGTCAGGCTTATTATTCGCGCATTTGTGCGATATTATTGCGGTGAAATTCGCGACATTGTAGTAGAAATGTCATTCGATTATTCGGCGGCCGTCTGCGTGCTCATATTGCGAGTATTCATTAAATGAGTATTCAATTATTGAGTAGTTTGGGTATGCCGGGTGTGATGGTGGGTAGAAATATTAAGCTATGGAGTCGCCAGACACCCCCACCGGCTCCGTCCGCGTGTGCGTCGTCGTCATCCCGGTCATGCCCACCGCACAAAAACGCGCGTCCGAAAAATTTTTTGGAGAAAAAATACCCATATAGGGGCCAAGGCGGAGGAAAGCCAGGCAGAGGAATTATAACACGGTGGAAGAGGGGAGGGACAAATGATCTGGTACTGGTTACATTGGGATGAGTTTCGGCGGGCAAGGGACAAAGCGAGGGCGTGGGCATTGGCAGGAAGAAGCGACATAAGTGACACGGGAGGCAGAGGAGGCGAAGCGCATAACGTGGCGGGACGGCACAAAGAGGGGCGGAGCTTCGCTCCTTTAATTTAATCTATACTAGCATGCAATCTTAACATGCATCTTAGCATGCATATTGTATAGACAAGTGGATTAGAGGGAAAAGAAGAGACTGCCTGTACACGAAGCAGTCTCAATGGAAATAGTAGTGAAGTAGTTGGAAATGGTTTGCCGGTATTTCGCTGATACCAGAAAGCACGGAACCGGCTGAACCGTTGAGCTACAATCAACTTCGCTCTGCAATGAAGAGGCCGGGCAGATTGGCTTTGCACCAATGACCCCCTGTTCTTCAGACAGGTGCTCTACTCCTGAGCTACCGCCCGATAAAGCCTGACTTTTAGGGAAAATCAGGCCGAACCCTTTTGCAAGTGCAACATAAGGAGCGGTCTTATGATGTCTACATTTATTATACCATGTATCTTATATGTGTAAATATAATTGTTAATTTAGTGCTTATGTATTATAATTATTTATATGAGAAAGTATGTAACACTGACGAAGGCACAGCAAGATCAGGTAACGACCTGGATTCGTGCCGGGTATACAGCAACACAGATAGAAGGTTTAGCGAGAAACCAAGGCTGGTATGTGTCTGAAGCGAATGTGAGACAGATATACATGCCGAAAGTAAAGGCTGAGTTTGCGGATCATATTGACAAAAACAGTCTAAGAACATCATGGTTCAACAAAGAGTTTCGGGCAGAGAAAGCGGCTGCCATTGCGGATATGCTTTTTGACAGGATCATGAATGGTGAGATGTTTGCCGAAGAAGTGAGCGAGAAACTTGATAGGGACGGGCAGACGATTGTCACAACGAAGCCAATGTATTTTGCCGGACTGGTGAAGAACTGGAAAGATTTGGTAGATACCATAGCCAATGAGCTTGGGCAGCGGAAACAGGCCATTGATGTGAATTTCAATAAGAACCAGAACCTGAACCTTTCTGTGTTGGTAGACAAAATATACGAACAAGATGCAAGTGTAGATAAACAGATCCAAGGTGCGGAAATCATAGACCTTCCTTCCGGGGAAGACTTTGCGGATGACAAAGGCTTTTTAGCTATTGTGGGTCCGCAGCCGGAAGAAGTGAAAGAAGTGGTGGACACCGAGGATCATGGGGACGACATACTCTGACGAAGAAATCCAGGCACTGACGCGGTATATCACCGACTGTAAAGGGGCAGGGATGCCGAAGGATCAGATTGATCGCTTCCTTACAGCCGGGTATTTTCCACACAAAAAACAGATGCTTTTTCATGCTGCCTGTCGGCAGATGGAATATAACGATGTTAGATACATCCTTTGTGGTGGATCTCGTGCCGGTGGGAAGACCAGGTGCGTAACGTCCCAGGCTGGCATTGATGATGCGCAGAGATACCCGAAGCTGAAGATTCTTTTCCTGCGGAAAGTACAGAAGGCGGCCGCACGGTCCTTTGTGGATGTGACGAAGCAGGCATTTGCTGGTCTCAACTGCAAGTTTGAGAAAGGTAAGATCACTTTTCAGAACGGTTCCCAGATGATCTTTGACGGCTTCAATAAGCTGTCAGAATTGGATAAATATCAAGGTCTGGAATATGACCTGATCATGATCGAAGAATTGACACAGCTGCCGAAGGAGATCTTTGACCTGATTGATTCCTGCTGCCGAACGTCACGCCGTGACGGGTGGAAGCCCAGATTATACCTCACTACTAATCCGAATGGTTTAGGCCATAGATGGGTGAAAGAACGCTTCATTATGCCTTACAGGGCAGGAACGCAGAAAGACACCCTGTACATTCCATGGAACTATGAAGCTAATCCCTTTATTGATAAACAGTACGGCACCTATTTGAAGGGCCTTGGCGGAGAGCTGGGAAAAGCCTGGCGTGATGGTGACTGGGATCTCAATGAAGGAGCCGCGTTTGCCTTTGATGAACGGAAGCACGTCATCGACACGCTGCCGGAGTTCGATGACAAATGGATCACCCTCAGGGGAATTGACTACGGTTATGCCGCTCCCTATTGCTGCCTGTGGGCAAAATACAATCCGCATATCGGCAGAGTCATTGTTTACAGGGAAGACTATAAAAAGGGACTGACGAGTAAAGAACAGGCGGAACGCATCTTGATGCTCACAGGTGCTGACGAAAATGTACTCGTCACCTACTGCGATCCGGCAATGTTTGGAAGAAAAGCGCAGGAAATTGTCACCAGTGACGAAGAAGTATACCGGAATGTAGGCATAAAACTCACTGCCGGATCTAACATGAGACAGGACGGGAAGCGGAAAGTAGACAATCTGCTACTGGATAAAGCAGACGGCAGGCCCGGGCTTCTCATTCATAAGTCCTGCGAGAACCTTATTGCCCAGCTTGAAACCCTCGTTTATGACGATGAACACATTGAAGACGTAGATACCAGACAGGAAGATCATGCTTATGACGCACTGCGGTATCTGCTGACCAGAGTGCATGATCCGATGGGGAACGTGTACAGAGCATTAGAAAACAAAAACACAAACTACTCGGTCTTTCGTGACCTTTTCAGGAGGTAGCCTATGGCACAAAATGATAAATTGTTCGAGGAAATAAAAAATCATGCCAAAGACATCAAAGCAGGATTCAGTAAACGGAATCAGGAGTTTGAGGCATATGAGGATATGTACCTCTTGGAAGCAACCGAATCTAACAGAGATAGTGAAACGGTTCGCGTCACAACGTCACCGACCGCGCACAATAAAGTAAAAGGGGCAAAACGTCTGCTGCAATCACAGAAGGTGCGCTTTGATTGTCATAGTAATATTGCGACAAAGGCGGAATTAGACCAACTTGAAAGCCTTATCAGCCGTTGGTGGCAGAATATGTTTTCCGTCAACGGAAAACCCATCATGAACGAGATCATTCACAGTGCCGCATTGTACTCAGATGTGCACATCGGATTGACCTTTCTGGAGGATTATAAGCAATATAACCCGGATGATAAAAGAATTGCCCGTCTGGAACGAAGAACGCCTATTCTTTTTGAGGTATGGAATCCCAGGTTCGGCTATCCAGAACGAGATGCGCTTGGACTTTCAGCGTATTATCAGGAGCTTCAGGTACCGTTTTCTTACGTCAAAAGCACATACGGAAATCTGGTAAAGGATACAAACCGAAAAGATACAGCCAAAGTAACGCTCAAACGCTTCTGGGATTTAGAGAACTACTGCTTCTGGTATGAAGACGAGTTGCTTGACTGCGGCCCGCATGAACTGCCCTGCATTCCAGTGAGTGTTTCAAGTACAGAAGGTTCGGAGCTTTTTGAGAATCAGGAAGACAGATACGAACCGCTGCTGTTCTCATTGAAGCGTTCGTCTCTCTGGGAACGAGAGAACCTTGCGCTGACTGTGCTGTATACCAACGCCCAAGCCATAGCCTTTACACCGTCTTTCAAGTGGAAAACAGATTCTAACGAGGATCTGCGCGTCTCCATTGATGATGGTGTGCAGTACTACAAACTCAACAAAGGCGATGATGTCGAAGCCCTGACGAACAAAGGTGTTTTCACCAGGGAGATTTCAGACATCATACAACTGACAACCAACATGATCGACAACTCCACCGTCTACGATACAGCCTTTGGAACGGGCGGCGGCAGTTCTTCTTTCAGTGAAAGCACACTGCTTGCGCAGTCTGCCAGACTGCCTTTGGTGCCAATCCAGCACAATGTAGGTGCTGCAATTGGAGATATTGTACAAATCGCACTGGATATTATGAAAGAGCGTGGTATCAACTTCAAGTTTGGGGAAGTTGAAATCAAGGCGAAAGACCTTCCGGAAGACCTAACCATTGACGCTTCCCTTGATGTGATTCTTCCGCAGGAACGAACACAGCTTGCCGCAACTGCTGCGACAGTCCAAGCAAACGGTCTTGCGTCCAAAGAATGGGTGCGCTCTGAAATTATGGGTATTGCAAACAATGACCAGATGGAAAAGCAAATCGCCCAGGAAAAGGTTTCTTCTGCCCTTGCGGATTACTACACGCAGAAGATGATGCAGGAACTCCAAATGCAGGATCAGCAGCAGGTTCAGTTGAAACAACAACAGTATCAACAGCAAATGCAGAGAAACCAGCAGGCCATGGAACAAGGAATGCAGAGACAAATGCAGTATGACATGGGTGGACAGCAGAATATCCCTGTTGGCGTTGAGCAGACGAATCCGGCTTTACAGCAGATACAGAATCAAGCTATGATGAACAATATGCCGGAAACTGGAATGCCGCAAGTTCCGGAAGGAAACCTTAGTGAAACTGCCGGTATCGCCGGTGGAATGCCATCAGAGATGATGGGGATGATCCCACAATTAGGAGCGTAATATGCCGATTACATCAGACACCATGAATGAAATATTTTCAGAGGCGCAAAATGATATGCAGCAAATTATCACTGCTGCAAAGGAATCATTTTACAGACCGGAGATTGATCGAGCAACAGTCAAGATGTGGCTGTCTTTACCTCTCGTCATGAAAGAGGTTATTACTGAGAAGAACCCCGCTTTAGCAAAGAGGCTTGATAAAAAGGCGGAAGATTACCGGAAAGGAGAAGTAAACTATGGACAGTGAAACTTCTGGACGAAGACGAAGAGAAGAAGAGGAACAGAACGTTGGGTCTTATGGTAGAGACCTAATAAATCTTATTGCTGATAAGAATCCGGAACCAGAAGCACCTGATCTCAGACCAAACGCTCAACCTTGGATTCCTATGCCAAGAGAGGAAGAGGAAGACGGTGATTCTATTTTTTCCGGTTTAAACAACGATAACTCATGGGAGCAAATCGTGACACCTGTTCCTGAGCCACAACCTGAGCCACAACCGGAGCCTGCTCCTGTAATTGATACGGGACGTCTCGGTGCGAATCTAAACATAGACATTCCAACTGCTGCCGAAACACAATCCCCCGTGGAAAGTGTAGTTCCTACTGCAACGCCTACCGTTACGGAACCGCAGACTACATCACAACCGAGAAGACGCGGAGAAGAACGGGCAGAACAAACGATGATTGAACCTGTGACGCAACCTGTCACGACACCGCCACAGGAGAATACTACACCTGTAACAAGACCGTCGAGGCATTCAAAGACTACCAGTTCTGTCACAGAGCAGAACGAACAAGCACCTACCCCTTCCAGTACTTATCAGGAGTGGATGAAATACCTTGCACAACAGGAGGCCTTACAACAGACAGAAAACACACAGAACAGCCAATTTGCGTCACAGCCTGATGTTTCTGAACTTGGTAATGGTTATGTTCAGCCTGTGACCACAATAAACCTGAATCCACCTGTTCTTTCCGGTAATGATCCCATGGCGCAGTTTGCCGATTTGTTTGAGCCGCAAGGAGAACGCCTGAATCCTTCCATTTCTGATTTCGATATGCAGAACGAATTAGAAAGATTGGCGTACCCTACAGCCAGAGGACCGGTAGATTATTTTGATGTGACAAGAAACATTGGGGCAAAACCTCCAACTCTTGAAGATCCTCAATGGTTACAGGATTTGACAGGTGGCAATTCACTTGCAGGTGTGGCAGCTAACGCACTTGATTCAATTCTTAGGATTGGTTCAGGTGGGCCAGTACAGCCGGTAACAGAAGACCCTCTTGCGCCTGTCGGTGATTGGCTGCTCGGACAGATGGTTGGGGAAAACAACGTCTCGCCTGTTGTCGATTTTGGTAATTCAATCGCGCAGAATCCAGTGGTTAATGAAGCTGTAAGGGAAATCGGTGATTATATGCTTGACCAACAACTCGGCAAAGCGAACGCCGATGAACTCAGGTCACGGTTTGGAATTGAAACAACTCCAAGTACTATCATGAATCAACCACAATCCACTGTGCCGGACAGTGTACGGTTTGCCGAGGAAGCTGCGGCAAGAAGGAATAACGCAGGGAGTTCTGCTCCTCAGTCTCCCGCTCCGCAGACAACGGCTCCGATAAACACGAGCGGTTCTCAGCCGACTGTGTTTGACAACATTGGAAATTGGTTCAGCAGTCAGTTTGGCAATAATAATGCCGCCGGAAGTTCAACTCCGCGGACACCTGCTCCGCAGACACCTGCACCAAGTACAACGGCACCAAGTACAACGCCGTCATCCACAACTGCACCGCAAACAATGGGAAGTCAAGGCGGAAATACTTCGCCTTACGATAATCCTAACCGTTACAATCCAGATTCCAGTGCTTACTATAACCGCAAGTTCGATGACATTATGTTCGCTGATACCTACGGTAAAGATCCCAAGACTATGAGCGGCGAAGCTGCACGAAAACTGCTTGCCACTCCAGTAACAATTGATCCTGCATTTGCAGATTTGATTGCTTCCGACATTGATTATTCTTCGAGGAACCCGCAGTCAGAAACTGCCGGATTGACAACAGACCAGTATAAAAATATGTTCAATGAGTTTGTTAATGGAAATCCAATTATCAGCGATATGCTCGAAAACCGGGAACTTTCCGCTCAAGATATTGTCAATTTATATTTCAAAAATATCGTAAAACCGGGAACAGAATCATCTGCTGGAACCGAAACAAGTTCAGGCACCAAAGTAATTCCACCTGGCTCTCTAACTTTACAGCCGTCTTATGGACAAGATGCTCCTGTCGTAAAAGCCCCTTACAGAAAAGGTGGATATTCCGAAGACGAAATCAAGAAGATGGGCAACAAGCCGTACACAGACTACCGGGGATATAAAGCCTACGAAGGATATTACTACAACGTCTACGACAAGAAGTGGTATCCGGTTGACCAAGGAAAAGCTAACTATTACAACCGTTATGGAACATATAACGGTTACGGTACAAGAAATACTGTTCGCAGTTCAGGCGGCGGTGGCGGCGGCCGAGGTGGCGGCGGTGGCGGAAGTTCAAGGCCAATCACACAGAATAATCAATCAGCTTCCACGTCTACGCCACGGAGACCACAAAGCACAACCAATGGGAATTACTATTATGGCAATAACTACAATTACCAACAGCCTGTAACACCAAATGCAGTAAAACAACAGGAACAGCGCGTAAACAACATTATGAAGAATTGGTCTTTCTAAGGAGTGACGATGGCACCTACTTATTCTGTAGATGATTATTTTGAACAAGAATACAATCAGGAACCGGCTCCGCAGGATTATGCTGAACCACAGCTACCAGTTCCAGAAAATGAACCTGTTTATTCTGTAGATGATTATTTTACACAGGAATACGATAACCAACCATTACAGGAAATCAGTGATAATAACTACGCCGCGCCTGTTGAGCAATACACTGCTGCCTATACAGATCAAACACCGCAGAGCGTTTTAGACGCATATGCTCAGAACAATCAGCCATTTGTACCCACACAGGAATATGCTGACAAGTGGCAGGCGCAGATTATTGCTGACCACAATGGTTATATCACTGACCAGAATTACAATGGCGCATTAAACTCTGTCCTCACAAATCAGGCGTATGAATACCTTAAACGTGCCAATAACTATGCCGATGAAACAGCCTGGGAAAGACCGAATCCTGAGGATGATCTTTTTACTCACCATCTCCCTGAAATCATCAAGACGCAGGAGACAAAGCGTCAGGCACAAGAAGAAATGCAGAAAGAACTTCCTACTGCTGAAAAACAGTGGGAGCAAAATGTCTACAACCGTGTTGGTGAAAATGAAAAAGCCTTTATTGATTCTCAGAATCTTGAAAAAGGCAGTTGGTATCTCATGCCATGGTGGGAGAAAGCTGAATACCTTGCTACTTTAGGCAGTAATGCTTCCGAGATGGAGGACATGCCTTGGTGGACAAAACTCGTTACAAATTTTACTCCGTCTGCAATGCAGGGTTTAGCGGCAGGTGAACTCGCCTCATTAGTTCCGATTCCTGGTTTCAACGTTGCTGTTGGAGCTACAGTCGGAGGGCTTACATATCTGCAAGGTGTAACAGGGATAGAAATTCCATACATCAATGATTTTATGCAGGCGATAGACCTGGGCGAAAAGGTCGAGCCATATTGGGCAGGGCTTCGTTCTGCGGCAGTAAATGCTTATGAAAACAAGTACGGTGACACATCAATATTTGATGTTATCAAAAATGGTGAGTTTGACGCTATTGATTTAGCGACTACAACTTTTGATATTCTTCGCGATCCTGAAAATAAATATCTTTTCGAGGCTGGTAAATACGGGTACGAAACCGGTGCCGGTATGATGGACGAAATCCTGCTCACTATCAGAAATGCCGGTGCCGCTGTCTCTGACAGATATTTGGGGACAAATTTTGGGCAGAGAGAAGCGAACCAGATTTCCAGAAACGCTATGGGACGTTCTGGTTTGGAAGAAATCGCGCCAGAATCATACGGCGAAAAGGCTCTTATCAACTTCTACACGCCATTATTTACGCAATTTGTAGAAGAAGCAAAAGCGAATGGGCTATCCGAAAAAGACGCAGTAGAGTACGCACACAATAACTTCCAACAATATGTACTGAATTATACGAACTCAACAGGTCTTTTGACGGACTTTGCAGAGCAGTCAGTTGTAGACCCTGCGAACCTCGCACCATACGCACAAGGAAAAGCCGCTGAAGTCATCGGTAAAGTTACAGGCGACACAGCATTACAGAGTGCAGGAAGAGCCGCTGCCGGTAATCCTCTTATTGACATTCTTTCGCCTGGTATTCAGCAGGGAGTGGAAGGCATCCTTTCTGCTTTCCATAAAAACCCGAATGCACCTGACATCTTGAAAACATATGGTTCTCAGGGTTTCGATGCTATCAAGTCAACGATTCGTGAAGCGTACCGTGGAACGTATGATGTCGACACGCTTTCCGGATGGCAGAGATATTTTGCCGGTATTGACAAAGACGGTCATATCAAAGAACTAATGCCGAACCAGCAGACAGGCAATACTGTAAAAGATTGGGTGAACAATCTCTTCAAGACAACGAATGATACCAAGATGTATGATGTGTCCATGATGACAGCAGACTTCTTAGGTACTTCACTGTTCAACAGTGACGTGCCGATCTCTTACATTCCTGACCTCGTAGAACAGGCAGTAGGAAGAAGACCGATTGACGCTGATTCTCCGTTGGCACCATTTGCAAACTCAGCTATGCTAAAGACATTGCAAGACCAGTTTAGAGGGGTGGACGACTTCACTATCCAGAGTATCACCAATGATGTGATGAATTTCAGAAAGTACAACACGAATCGTGCCGTTGTAGATCAGGTGTCACAGCAATTAGGGATGACACCTACAGAGTTATTCGATGCGCTTGATAACAAAGGTTTGAACGAGAAAGACCCACGTTTCCGCAATATGACGGACGCACAGAAGAAGGCTATGCTTGATTCTGAAAGACAGAACCTGTACAAAAAAATCAGAGACAACAACATTACATTTACTGATCCCGAAACCGGAAATGTTTTGAATCCTGACCAGGTTATCAATAAGATTACTGTTTTCAAAACAAACACAGAAACCAACAGTAACAAGAACTGGGTAGGCAGAAAGCAGTATTCTGATTCTCACCTGAGAGCCAGCATCATGACACAACTTGCGGATATGGCGGATAACTATAACTTGATCCGCTACAATATCAAGCCTGACGCATGGGCAGTGAGAACATCAAACCTGATGAAGAATATTCAGTCAATCGCGTTACTGAACTTCTCAACGTCCTATCAGGTAAACAACTTCCTGAACAACGTCCTCACCAGACACGTTGCCGGTGTTGGCGGTTTTGATACGAACTTTGTGAACGATGTCAATAAAGCGAGAGGATTGACATTCAATCGGGTAAAGGAAGACGCGCAGGGGAACACAACTTTGTTCGGAAGAACAAGTGATAGAATCGGTGACGCGAAAAAACCGAATGACCGACTGCAAAAGGTAGCCGACCTTTACGATGACATTTCCAAGTCTGCTATTTTGAAAGGTGTCAACAATCTCAATATTGAAGATATGGAAACCAATGCTGCCGCCAATATCGGTATGAATCGATATTGGAACGCCACATGGGGTGAAAACATTCCTGACATTCCGAAGTCGTGGGAAGCACTCGGCATTACGAAAGACATGAAAGAGCAGATTTATAAAATCGCTCTTGATTCTCCGAATGTAGAAGCATTCAGACAAACATTACTGGGTGAATATGTTATTCCGAAAGCAGAATCTACACTGCGTCAAATGCTCACTAATAATTTCGATGGAGACAGCTTAAAAGTATTTCAGGACTTCTTTGATAAGAAAGTTTGGATAAAGGATAAAGTTGACGGCTTCATGCAGACGGGTGATTCACGTCTGGTATCCAAAGGTTTTGATAGTCTGATGGACGACCTGACAAGTGATGTTGATTTCAACAATGCTGTGCAGTACGAATCTACCTATGAAGATCTTCGTGTCAGGTACGCAAATGAAGGTATCGGCGCAGTAGCCACAGCCTGGGACGCGCTGAATGATATGTACTCACAATTCTGGATCAACCAGACAAAAGAAAATGGTACTCTGTTTCTTGACAGGATTGTCGGCAAAATCAATCCGAATGATTTTGATGCTGAGTACAAAACCAGAATCGACATACAGACGAATGACTACAACATCGTTCGTGGTTATGCTCTGATGAACCTTGCTGCAATGATGGACGGCATTGGGTTAGGAAGTGATGTCGGTGTCAACCTGATGAATAACTGTATGCAGATCATCGACCTTGGCGAAGAGTACATCAAATCCGAGCACGCACTTTACCAGAAATATGCCAAACGAGAAAGCAATAACTACGACTTCGCTCAATATCGAAAAGACAAACTCGATATGCTGTCTAAAACATTGGATAAGCAGACAAAGGCTTATGAAAACCTGAACAAAACGATGGTAGATTATCTAAGAAAAAATCTTACATCTGATTGGACAGGGCAGATAGATAACTTTGAGCAGTCTCTCAATAATGTTCTGGAACTTCAAAAAGCCAACAATAAAGCCGAACTGAAAGACCTGAGAAACAGAATAGACAAGAATGGGTGGGCAGCTCGTGAAAGAGAAAGCCGTCTTCAGGAAGGCCCACGCCGACAGCGTAAGCAGGAAATTCATGATGGTTATGAAACCGCCGCCAGACAGCTAAAGCAATTTGAAGTTGCAATGCCGGTTGATCCGACACCGGCAGGACCGGCAACGCTCGAAGCAACACTGAAAGTAGAAATGGCTTATGATGAAGCAAAACTGAAAGCAAAGAAAGCCAGAGAGTTTTTACAAAAGTATAAAGACGGGGATAAAGCGAAAAAGGTTTTTGAGCCTACAAATTACGAGAACAGCAAAGTAAAGACATCCTTTGTCGATTATGGGAAACAGGTTATTGCTGAAAGAGCGGCACAGGCTGGGATTGACCCCGTGTGGCAAGCATGGGAGAATACTGCTGCGTTTGCAAATGGCGATGCCGTAACGCTTGGCACAATAGACGCAACACAAGCCATGAAGTTCTTCGACCCGAACACCGGAACTTTCATAACACATCCGGCATTAGATCACTTCCAGTTATTGAATCCAAATGTTGATCCGAAAGTTACAGGGTCAAAATTCAGCATGGCTCGTTCTGAGCCTTACCTTTACGGAGGGCAAATCGTAAACGCCGGAGTATTCCAGAATGGGAAAATCATTGCTTACGTTACAGAAGGAATGCAGCAATCTGTTACGGTAGACGGTAAGACCTTCCCTGTTATTGGAATCGCGCCCGACAATCCAAATACTTATGTCCTTTATGTCGGAGATAAAGTAAGGAAAGTTACCGTTGGTAAACCGGAGGGCGTTGAATACACCAGCTACGCAAAACAGAACTTCCATCCAGGACAAATCGGAAGCACACCGACTATTCAGCCTTTCGGACAGGCATATCTTGAATCCAGTGCCGGTATCAGAAACGCTCTGAGATTGTGGAAAGAACAGGCATTATCAGATTTATCAAAGTCACAATCAAATGGGTCATTCTTTGGAAAGCTGACGGACGCACAGAGGCGTGCCGTCATCGAATGGATGGATGGCGACTTGAGACAAGCATATAATGCCCAACGGTTCATGACACAGCGGTATGGTGAGACCATGGTAGATGCCGCGCTGCTGAACTATAACAAGCGGTACGGTTTTGACAATATGCTGACGATTGCAAGTCCGTATCAATTCTGGATGACACGTTCAATGGTAAATTGGGCAAAGAGAATGGTATCACAACCGGCATGGTATTCCATGTACAACAGAATTGAGAGACTTATTGAGAAGAACAAAAAGGACTTTTTACCGACAAGGCTTGAAGGTTTAGTCGGTATTCTCATGCCAAATATGCAAGAGGATATGGGGGATGCCTGGTTCTTTGATATTCTCAGTACGTTATTCCCATTCCAACAATTCTATAACGCGCATGAATATTTTATGAAAAACCTGAACACGGTACACAAAAATACACTTACCAGAATTGATGAGATGTACAACAATAATATTCTTTGGAACGGGAAGCCAATCACAGACGAAATGTACGAAGAGGCAATGACCAATGGAACAGGTGAATTATATTGGGATGTTTTCCGGGATGAGCAGAACAACGATGAAACAGACACGTCTATGACCGGACTTATGGGAACGTTTATGGGACCGCCGGTATGGTTCGATATGATTCAAAAGCATATGCGCGGCAAAGATAAATCTATCTCTTATTCGCCTATGTTCCGAATGGGTAATTTAGTGAAAGCAGTAGGAGATGAAACCCCGCTCGAAGAACTTACAAACTTTATCGGCGGAGCATTACAGCTACCTGAAAATGGTATTCGCAGAGCAATGGGTATTGAATCTAACCCGGACGGCAACTTCGCGGATTATGGCATTATCAGTAACATTGCCAGAATGGCAACTGAAATGAAGATTTCAAAACCAGACGCGCTCAACGCCATTGCGGAAGGACCGGGAAATCCGATTTACGACCAAGCATTATTCTTGTATCGTCAGCAGCAGGCAGTACGAATGCAGGGCGGAGCGTTGGCCACAGAGATCGGGCAAAGTCTTGGCGGTAATAAAGAAACATCTCTCGGACAGCTTGCCGGTTCTGCTGTTGCGTCTCTGTTCGGCGCAAAGACATTCTCACAAGGGGAACGTGACCACCGGGAACAACAACAGATTTATTACGATATGATTTCTAAATTAGACAGAAAATCAGACGCATATAAACAATTCTGGAAAGACTATCCCGACTATGACTTATATAGCTTTGCTTATGAGGATGACCAAGAAAAGAGATACCACAAAGCACTTATAAAGAATCTACAGAATGCTTATTATGCTCTTCCATACGACCAACAGGATATGGTAAAAAGGCAGCTGCCGGACAGATTTACAGAACTGTTTCTTGGCAAATCTTACGACTTTCTTGATGATGATGAAATCCTGCAATGGACACGCGCAATGGGCGGCAACACGCCGAACCTTGACACGGACACTATCGGCAGAGAAAGTCAGCAGGCAAGCAATATGTTGTGGTACGCCGATTCCACTTTAGGTAAGAAAGAAAAGTATGACAAGTATGTTGAACGCCATTTCCCAGGCTGGAAAGAAGCACAGGACGGTTACTATAGATTACCGGAAGAACAACGGGATCAATATCTCCTTGATAATCCTGTTCTGCAAAACAAATGGGATTATGACAATAGAGTTACGAGAGCCAACCCGGACCTTGCTGTAATGCTCAACAATGACAAAGCTGAAAGGCAAGTGTATCGCGGAACCTACGATAATATCACCAGTGCTATCAAAGGCAAAATCAGTGACTCTACTAAAGATAGATTGGATGATTATCTTGAGAATGGCTTTGCATTACCTGCATGGGCTGAGCGTAATCTGAGAACAGCGTATGCGAGTATGCTGCCGGAAATGGGTGTGACTGTCCCATACGAAGAATGGCTGAAATCTATACGCGGAGAAAAATAATATTAAGTACTATATTAATAACTAAATATGTTATAATACAGAGAAGGAGACTATAGATATATGCCAGATGAAATTATGAACGCCCAACCAGGGCAGGTTGGAGACCTTTCTGGAAACGCCGGGCAACAGCCCGTCACCGGATTTCAGTCAGCAAGCAATAATGCGTTCGCTAATCAATCGCCTGAGGTCTCGTGGGAAGATCGGGAGAAAGACTTTTTAGCAAAGGCATTTCAGCAAACTCAGAGAATGATCAGCCAATCTGAGAACCGGCAATCTTCCAAGTATCAAGGCATGATAGATCAATTCAAAGCTGATTATGGCGTTACCCTGACCGAACAACAGGCACAGGAAATGGCGCAAAATCAGGCGGCGAAATCTTTGCCAAATGTGGGTATGCCAGCCCAGGCACAGCCACAGCAAGCACCTGCCATTGATCCGATGTATCAAGGTTTTCTGTACTATCACGGGATTCGGCAAGATTCTCCGGTATTCAAACAGGTCTTTGACATCCAGAACACCCTTGGGGTCAACTTGGATAAGACAGATGATGAATATTACAAGTTAACCCATCCTGCTGAAAAGTACAAAGACACAAATGCTTTTGTTGACGCGTGGAAACAGGCGTGTCTCGATAAGATGGTACGACTGAAAAACGCACAGCAACAAAACGCAGATAGTAAAACCAACCTTGGGCAAATGCCACTTGTCGGCAGCAAAGGACAGAAAGCAAACAACTATGATCCGAAGCGAACCGCCAAGTCGTATTTCTCAGAATACTTGAAGGATAAGAAGCTATGAGCGCAAACGAATTTCTTACGCTGAGTGATATTCAGCAGAACAGTGAAAGTCTGCTGAAACAGGGTATCATTCAGATTTTCCGAAAGGACAGCGTTTTTCTCGATAAAATTTCCCTCATGACCACCGGGACAATGCACGTGAAGAATATGCGTGCCGGTGCCATGAATAAAATCGGGACACGTAAAATCGGTGAAATGCGTCCTATTGTCATGCACGAAAAACCCGATGTGGTTGAAGATGCGATGTATATCTACTCCAACCGGATTCAGATTGCCACCCAGAACGTGGACTTCCCTGATAAGGGCAACATCTATGATCCTGTGGCGTGGAACATCGAAGCAACAACCAAATCTCTGAGTCGCCGCATTACCAGCGACTTTATCAACAACACCCCGTCCATCGACCCTGACGGTCTGGTTGGTCTGAAATGGCGCATTGATAATGCAAGTAATGTGTCTGAAATCAAGATTCCGGCATCCGGTACAAACGGAACTCCGCTTGACCTTGATCCGAACGGCGCAAACTATGCCCAGAACATCCGCAACTTCAAACGCCTGATGGATATGGCAAAAGACGTTGTTGCTGAAACCCCGGACTTCATCCTGTGCAACAACACCTTCATCAACGTCCAGTCCTCTATCTGGGCCGACAGCAACTATCTGAAGACCACTGAGGACAGCTTGCATCGTGTCTTCGAAGACTGGGATGGCGTGCAGTATCTCGACATGGGATACGAACATGATGACACCACCAAGATCATCACCGACTATGAGGATGCTTATGGCGCAGTCGGCACTCCTGGTACCGACAAATGCACATCCATCTACCTCGTGAAGATGGGTGAAGAATTCTGGCAGCCGGTTCAGGCAGAGTCCATGGCAGTTTCCGAACTGTACAAGGACGCAGACCGCATCAGCTACCGTGTGGATTTTGACTGGGAGATCGGCCACATCATCACGCATCCGCGCTCTGTCGTCCGCATCTACGGTCTCAAGATGAACTAAGGAGGAACAATGGCATTCGACTATCACACCATGTTCTTTGACACTGACGCGGCACTGACCGCGACTGCTACATCAAGCGCGATGGACTTCCACGGTCCTGACCTTGCTGAACTTGCCTATCGGTTTGTTGTAACCGGCACAGTTTCCGGCACCGGTGCTAAGATTACTCCGACACTGGAAACATCCGATGACGGCACTACCTTCACAACTGAATACACCTTCCCGGATATTAGCGGTGCTGGTGAAACGATTGTGAAGTACCGCGCGAAGAAACGCTATCGCCGTATGAAGGCGACAGTTGCTGGCACAAGTCCTTCCTTCGGACATTTTGAAGCAGGGATTGATTCCGGTGCACGCGGAAAGATTCGATAACAGAGAATTATCTGAAACTTGGGGATGGGAGAAATCTCATCCCCTTTTTTGAAGGAGAGATATGGAACCACTTATTCCTATAACAGGATATGCGATGTCTTACGAAGAACTGTGCAACAAAGTTGCTGAACCGGGAGAATACTATAACGTTATTGACGGCTCGCCTTTTATGACATACCACAAACTGAATGAAACAGAACTCGGTCCCACAAACGAAACCACTGATGTTTTAGGATGGTTTCACGTGAAAGCGGAACTGGAAAGCAACATCAATCCGAATGAAGGAGATGTTTACATTGTTGGGATCTCAGCTCCTTATACCAGACTGAAAGCACAGTATGTCAATTATGTTTTGACATGGGTAGAAGACGGTCAGGAAGAAAAGAAGATTATAAAGAGATTCAAAAATCAGGCAATGCTGACCAGGTCGAGAGTGCAGCCGGAAGAAGGAATCTTTTATTCAGTCGGCAACACTGCGCCATTCGCAGTATACGGAGTAGTGTCATCTTGGGAACCTGTAGGCGTTTATATTTCCGCAGTTAAAGCCAATGTCGAATATTTCCACAATGACGGAGTCAAGCATAATGCCGGGGAAATCGCATATGTCAACGGACTGTACTATCTCTTTACAGGTGCTGAAAGAGATGGCTACGAAGGATGGAAGCGCATTGATATTCCGGAACCGATGAAAAATATTTACGAACACGTATATAAAGAAAAGGACAAAAGATATAAGATTCGTGAAAGTGTAAAAATCGGAATGCTGGAACTATACTCACCGAAGGAGTAAACGATGGCAACCTTGTTCGATGTAACTCTTGACCTTGCCCGTCATGTCAGGGGCGTGACAAGGCATAAAGTCACCAATGTGTCAGGGAATAGGATCACGTCCCACCGAATGAATAACGGTATGGGAGAATACCTGAACGGCACAGTCTGGTTTATGACGGGAGAAAGCGCGGGCCATTTCTCAAAGATAAAAACCGCGAAGGATGATTTTATTATTCCAGAAGATAATATGAGTGTCGCCATAGGTGATATTCTGATGATGTGCCCATGGATTGATTTCGATCTGGATGATCTCATCGAAGCCATCAATTCTGTGCTTTACAGATACCCAATTTACGCTTGGGATAAAACCCTTACATGGGATTCGCAGAATCTTGTGTATGACCTACCTGATGGAGTGAGTGACATCAGACAGGTAAAGATTGCCAGCTCATCAGGGTCAGGAACATTTGTCACATCACACAAATGGCTTGAAGAAAACCGGCAGCTTCGGTTCGATTCTGCGGGGAGTTTATACGGAGATGGTGGAGAAATACAAATTGGCTATCGAAAAATGCACGGTGAAGTGTATGAAGCCACAGATGAAATAGACCCGACAGTTGATTTAAACTATCTCCGTAATATGGCATTTCTTTATTTGTGGAGAAACCTGATTATCGTTCAACACAAAGACAATCCGATTGCAGCGGATATGTATAACGAGGCGAAGGTGTATGAATCTGAGTATACAAAATTCAACCAGCCTGAACGAAATATACCGCTGAGATCTTTTTATACGAGGTGGTAAATGTCCAGAGTAAATGTTAGCCCAGAAGATAAGCAAGATGTAAGTCACGTTTTTACTCTGACGAATGTGGCGACAGATGAAAGCGTAGCACTGATACCATCTGACAGCGCAGGGAACTTCTCTTGGAGCGGTATCACCAAAGCACCTATTGTCCGCAATGCCATGCAGACGAGTCAGACATCCGGCGAATGGTCCGACCTGGAATATCCTTATATGGCGATGCCTCAGGAAGACTGGACAGGCGGCAGAGCGAATCTCCGCTTCACCATTGACAAGAGCCGATATTATGACAGTCGCAGAGCGCAGTCAGCTTTCAACCAGTGCATCTACAATGCACCATTAGACTACTACTCAAACATTCCGGATAAGAAATCATACACAAATTGTCCCGCATCTCTTTTCTGGGTAAAAGTTGAAGGTAAGACAAAACATATAGTCAGAATTATCAGAGTATCGAGTTTTTCTTGTGGTTATATTTATATTCATATTAGGCGAAGAGGAAAGCCGTTAAAAGGTCTTACTGTAAGATTGAAAAACCAAAGAAACGGAGAATCCGTTTACGCAACTCATACTTATACATCTGATGAAATAAAAGATATAACAGCGGAATTTGTTAAATTCAATTTCGATCCTGTATCTCTTGATGAATACGTATATTTAGAGGTTTTTTCCGAAGAATCTGACAGTAACAATTATTGGGAAGTCGGCTGCACGAATAATCAATCTCATCAAACACAGACAAGTCCAAATGGAAACAGTTGGACTAAAGTACCATATGATCTGCTTTTTAGACTTGACGAATACATTGCTCATTCGTATAAAGCGAAATTTTTTATGCACGAGCAAGTTATGTACGCGGCATTGAATTACAACAACGGCTGCAAGATCATTTCGAATGGAACAATATGTCGCTGTCTGTCTGCTACAGAAGATTCGATTACGACTTACACTGGAACATTTGAAACGAATATATATGCAGGTGCAAAAATCAGAATTGTGTATGGGGAAGGGTCTCAAGTTTTAGAATCAGCACAAAGAACAATAGTGCGAAATACAACGAATACTATATATGTTGATAAAGATTGGGATGTTACACCAACCAGAGGTAGCGTTTTCGTTATTACAGATACCCCAAATTGGATTACAGTAGGAAATTACAGTAACATTATTACAGATGTACATGTAATTAGAAATTGTATATATTTCTGTTTTGGCGATTATCTCCCCGTAATTAAAAGACGTTGGAACTTTGAAACAGGGGCGTGGGATGAAAGGATCCTTACAGGAACAAACGCTACTTTTATACAGTCTGTTCGCGACAGTAATGGGATAATGCTATATCGCGGCCGCAATGATGGTATTAACCATAAACGAACTATAGAACGATCCCGGTTATTAGATTGGGAAGAAGTACCTATAACATGGACAACAATAACGACAGCACTAACAACTGTTGACGACAGAACAATAGTTACAACTAACAATAAAACAACAGAGGAATCGGTACCGGCAGAATCAAAAGTAAAAACTACCGTTACCACAAAGACAGAAACTAAATCAAATGATGCTGATCATCCAACGATAACATCGACAACTAAACAAGAAGGCACGATTGATGGAAATCCTGTGCAGAGTATTGTCGTATCAGTAAACACATCGTCTGAATCAGAAGATACAGAAACTATCACTCCAGAAGAAGAAGGTGAATCTGAATATACTTTAACGACAAAGATAGTCGAAAATGTTACTGACACAACAAAAAAGGAAAGACAAGTAGAAGAACCTATCAGCACAAAAATAACGAACACTATTCAAACAAAAGTAAATGGTCATGTAACATCAACCGAAACGACTATAACGCAACTCAATATTACGGAAGTGGTTAGTAATGGAATAAAGAAAACCACTACAACTGAGAATGTGACGCACACGAAAACAAATGCACCGGAACCTCCTCTAAGAACCTCTGTTGTAACGGGCCCGAGAGATTTCTCACGAGCTGATGATGATGCTGTACAATACATCATTGAAATTGGCGATATGACATCAGATAACTGGACTGGAAAATGCGTTATTACCTTGCAAGAATCAGAAGATGGCACTGCCTATAATGACGTACAAACAGTTACGGCAACAGGTACGGGGACGTGGAGGATTTTTGCGCACTGTCAATATCGGTATCGCAGATTTATCTTGACGGCAATTGGTACTAACTGCACCGTAAACAACATCAGCTTTACTACATCAGATATTCCGTATTTCGCTGATCCAGTGTTTCTATTGGATAACTACGGTAAAATCACACGTCTCTTTGAATATGGAGCAGAACAAGAAAAATCTCTGTGGATATTCCAGGAGGGTATGGTCTCATCCATCAATAAAACCGATGGTACGGTAAACACATACGCCCATGACAGGATCAATCTGGATGAACTATCTGTGACGACTGAAGAGGGAAATGGGTCAGCAGTAGCGACCTCTGATGTATATTTGCTGTGGTCATGGCTCAATGGATTGCAGAGATATTACAACACACAACTCGAAGGTAAAGGGCCAGACCATGACGAAGGAATGCCACAAAACATGAGAGGACGTATAACTCAGATTGTATCCTATCCCGGCAGTTTCTTCGTCTCCATTGATGGCGTGGATGGTTATTCATCTGTGATGATGTATAACGGTTCTGGTTGGCATAACCTTTATCGTGCGCCGAATGCTGATGAACGTATCTACGATATAGCTTTCCAACCGATCTATGGAGACAGACCTGATAGGTTGTGGATACAGGTAGGAGATAATATTATTTGGCTTGCAATGCCATCAAAGATTCTCTATGCTTTGCAAGACCAATATGCAGAATACACACACGAGTCAGTGCTTACATCAGCATGGTTCACCGGAGGTATGGCAGAAGTTGACAAACTGTGGCAGAGTATATCCATCATGGCGGACTATCTCGATGGAAAGATTTGCTGGATAGAAGCGGACTATCAGTTAGATGACGAAGAAGAATGGCATCCAATACCGACCAATCCATTTAGAAAATCTCCGCAGCAAGAAGAAAAGTTCGCAGCGTCCAACGAGAGCGTGAACGGCAAGAAAATGCGATACCGTCTGAGGATGGAGACATCCGACATCCATAAAACGCCAAAGGTAAATGTGGTTCTCATCAAAGCAATTGGACGCGTTGACATCAAATACTCTTATGGGTTCCACTTCCGAAACATCAAGTATAAAGCTAATCTTGATGGTGGCTATCAGGAGATTGAACCATATGAACTGGATGAACTTTTGAATAGGTGGGCGAATGAACTGGCTACACTGCGGTTGAATTCATATTATAAACTGTATGATAACAAGACGGTGTTCCTTGATGGGATGACTACCAATGTCGTATATGAAAAAGGCGAGGGATATTTAAGCCAGATAACAATGACGGAGATTTGATATGCCGCCGCGCAAGATATTCAAGATAAAGAGCCGTTCTGGACTTGGGATAAAGCTGAACGCTAAAACTGCGCCGATAATAAAACTGCGTCCCGATCATGAACCTTTCCCGGAAGTAAAGCCTATACAGGGCATTATGCCGGATTCGAAAGAAGAGTATTGGGTCGCACTGGCACTTTGGAGGCTGCATCTTGACTTCCAATTTCAGCATCAACTATTCGGCGGCAGGAAATATAAAGGCGGTCAGGTTATAGATTTTTGGGTTTATACGAATCCGCTGCCGACACCGATATTTGTACAAGGATGGTATTTCCATTATGCCACTGCGCAGAAAGCATCCGAATCAAGGTTGAACCTGATGTACCTTGAAGCGAGGCTCAGAGGGAAAGCTATGAAACCGGTCGAGCTTTTGGATATAGAAATGCCGACACCGGAAGATGCTTATATACTAACGAAAAGGAAGTTGAACAAATGATTTGGTTACTCGTTGTTTTGGTTGTGATTATGATAATCACCTATCCCGGAATGTATAGTTAAGCGTATATTAAATAACTATATATAATATAATGCAGAGGAGTGTGATATA